CCTCCGATATTATTGATACCACCAACTGGGTTGATAACTTCGGTGAAGCCGGATACCCATCTGATGTTGAAGCACAGTTCTTCTTCTCGCTAGACGAAGTGGTTCTTACTACGGGCTCAGCATACAATAACACTACCGGCCCAACATTGAACATTACTGATGCAGCTTACATCTCTGGCTCACATGCTGCGGGTACCTCACTCAACTCATCCGGCTCAGTTGACTTCAAGAGAATCTTGAGAGCAAGAGTCAACCGATTTACCTCACCACTATTCGGCGGTAACGATGGTGTTGATATTACTGAGCGTAACCCATTCCGAAACACCCTTATGGATAGCAGCCCTACCGAGGCTACAAACTACGTGTTCTACACTCTACGTCGAGCAATCAGAACTGTTGCAGACCCAGAGGTTGTTTCTATGAACGCTGTTTCTATCCCCGGTGTAACAAACGAAGAAGTCACCAAGTACCTTATTGATACTTGTGAGTCTCGTGCCGATGCCTTGGCTATTATCGACCTCAAGGGTGGATTCCAGCCAAGAGAAGAGAGTAACAGTTCTGCTTCTGACCGTAAGGGTAACCTAACAACAGTCATTAACAACATGGAAGCTAGAAACCTTAACTCTTCATACGGTGCAGCTTACTACCCATTCGTCAAGGTCAGAGATGATCAGACTGGCACTATTGTCACAATGCCTCCTAGCGTGGTCGCATTGGGTGTTCTCGCGAACACTGAGCGTGCAGCCGATGTCTGGTTCGCCCCTGCTGGCTTCAACCGTGGCGGGCTATCACAGGGCGCAGGTGGCCTTACTGTTACCGGTGTCGAGCAGAAGCTTACTTCCAGAAACCGTGACGATCTTTACGAGGTCAACATTAACCCAATCGCCAGCTTCCCAGCAGAGGGCATTGTGGTCTTCGGTCAGAAGACACTTCAAGCAACACCTTCCGCTCTAGACCGAATCAATGTGCGTCGTCTCATGATCTACGTCAAGAGAGGAATTTCAAGAGTTGCAAGCTCCACACTCTTCCAGCCTAATGTTCAGGTTACTTGGAACGACTTCAAGGCTAGAGCAGATGCGTTCTTGTCAGATGTCAAGGTGAGATTCGGTGTCGATGATTACCGAGTGATTCTTGATGAGACAACCACAACGGCTGATCTTGTTGACCGTAACATCATGTATGCAAAGGTCTTTATCAAGCCTACCCGTGCCATCGAGTTTATTGCGATTGACTTCGTGATTACAAGATCTGGTGCATCTTTTGATGACTGATAAGAAAAATAACAAACAAACTACTAGTTATATTATAACAGGAGAAAAACAACATGGCAGTTAGAGGAGGAAATAACGGGACTTTTTGGACTCAGAGCCCCGCTCAAGATCCTAAAAGAGCTTACCGTTTCAGGGTCCAGTTCGGAGACAGTGGTACACTCTGGTATGCTAAGAAGGTTGTAAAGCCAACTTTTACCATGACTGAATCAAGCCACCAGTACCTAAACCATACTTACTACTGGCCTGCTAAGACCGAGTGGAACGAGGTTGATGTTACTCTAGTTGATCCTGTTGAGCCTGATTTAGCTGGTGATTTGATCGCAACGATTCAAGATGCAGGATTTGTTATCCCAGCAGGAACTTCTGATGCTGATGCGTTCAACACCCCTTCTAAGAAGGGTTTCGTGGATGCTACAGGTATCATCATCTTTGAGCAGATCAACGAGAGAGGCGAAGTGCTTGAGAAGTGGACCCTTAACAACGCTTGGATTAAGGAAGTTACTTTCGGTGATCTTGATTACGGTTCAGAAGACCTTACAGAGGTTATGGTTAAGTTCCGCTACGATTGGGCATCTTTCGATTCACCAAGCGTAACCAACGCCTTCACAGTCTGAGGTAATAATGAGCGCACCTAAAGGGGCCTTTTGGACTAAAGCATCTAGCTTTCAGCCAAAGGCCCAGTTTCGTTTCTTCGTAACAATTGACGGTCTTGCATTGGAAGACGACCGTTCTATTGGCGCTAGTGGTCTAGTCACGAATCGAGGGGACTCTTTTGCAGATTCTCCAAAAGATACAAATATAGTTTGGTACGCAAAGACAATTGACAAGCCGGGGTATCAGTTTGTGGACGTATATCCCGAAAACTACTATCCATATGGTGGTGAAAATGTACTAAAAGCGCCAGCAGTTCGAACTCCAATTTTGAAAATGCCCCTAAAAATGACGCTGGTTGACCCTACTTATCCAAATTTGACAAGAAAGTTGTTGCGTTGGCTAAGGCGAACAGGTTATAATGATGATACAGCTCGGCAAGCCATGTTAGCAAGGCAAGGGGGAGACAGACCAGAGGCAGAATTCTTCCAAACAATCGGAAAAGTTCGGATTTATCAACTAGGCCCATCAGAAAAAAACCAAGTTCTATTGGATAAGCAAGGCGTACCAAAGTTGGATGCAGATGGTTCACCCATACTGGCTTCGAACACTCTTGAAGTTTGGACCTTACATCAGGCATATCCAGCAAGAGTAGATTTTGGAACACTAGATTATTCCAGCAGTGACCTTGTAGAGGTTCAGATAGATTGGGTTTATACAAACTTTACTTGTGAAATGAAAAGTATTAGAACAGAAGATAATAATGAAATAGACTTTACTTATTTTCAAGATTTTACACCGTCTGAACTGGAGAAGCCATTTGCTAGTACTGGCAAGGATGGGACTTCTTTAAGCCCATGTCAGCGCCGCCTGAAGAAATATAAGGATATAACTAGCAAAGGCAAGGAAGACTTCTTGGCTCTAAAAAGAAATCAAGATTGCATAGGCAAACTAGGAGGAGAGACACCTGACCCAGAACCGGGTGACGACTCGAACCAAGTGGAAGAAACCGAGGCCGCCAAAGAAGAAAACCTAGAGGGAGATGAAGAGTGAGTCACCGCTGAACCCGGTACTCCTCCCCAATAATCAATAACCATAACAAGAGGAAATAATGAGAGATAACTCAAAGAGATTTTCAGCAGGAGCAGATCCAGCACCTGCTGCTACAACACAACCAGCATTAACACTTGATTTTTCAACTCCAACAGAGATAGTTGATCTTCCATCAAGAGGAAAGTTCTACCCAGAGCCGCACCCTCTACATGGAGAAGAAACTATTGAGATCAAGTTCATGACAGCAAAGGATGAAGATATTCTAACTTCTCCTACACTTTTGAAGAAAGGCATTGCCATTGATCGTTTTATCCAAAACGTGCTTGTTGACAAGCGAATCAATGTTCAATCTCTTTTGTCCGGTGATAAGAACGCTATTCTTGTTGCTTCGAGAATCAATGGCTTTGGAGCAGATTACACAACAAAGGTAACTTGCCCAAACTGTGGAACAGTTGGAGAGCATACTTTTGATCTTGCCGAGGTTCAAGAGTATCTTGGAGACAACTTTGAGGATTATGATATTACTTCAACAGAGCATGGAAGTTTTATCATTTCTTTGCCAAAGACAAAATTCCAAGTTGAAGTTCGACTTTTGACCAACAAAGACGAGAATGAACTAGCTCAACAAATGGAGTCCAACAAGAAGAGCAAGAGATTGGAAACTAACTTAACCGATCAGTTAAGAAAGATTGTTGTTTCAATCAACGGCGTTGAAGACCGAGCCATGATCAATAAAGCAATCGACGCATTGCCAGCCTTTGACTCTCGTTACCTTCGTGGGGCTTACTTGAAGATTGTCCCCGGTCTCGATATGACCCAGCATTTTACTTGCGGAGCATGTGGTTTCGAGAAGGAGGTGGATATACCTATGACGGTTGACTTTTTTTGGTCTAAACAATGAGTACATTGCTTCGGTATATGAAGAGCTATTTCTTCTAAAATACCATGGCAACTGGTCATTTATGGAAGCATACAGCCTTCCTGTTTCAATTCGACGATGGTTCCTTCAGAGGCTGTCAGAACAGTTCGAAAAAGAAAACGAACAATACGAAAAATCAAAGACTGGAAGACGGTAAGGACTTCCGGTCTTTTTCCTTTTCAAAACTATTTATAACAAGGGAGACTTGCTGTAATGGAAAACCTCGATGAAAAGATTGATCACTTGCTTGAAAGAAGCTTGATGAAAGAGTATGTCAAAGCAAGCGACTTTAGAGTGAACTATGCCAAGATAGCACAGATTCGAAAAGCACAAGAAGCAAAGCTATTTGGCCTAAACGGGAAACTAGCTCAAGAGTTTGTGATGATGCTTCGCCTTCAGGCAGCCCGAGATATAGCAGCCGGTGTTGCCGCTCCCGTGCCGTTGATCACTAGTCAAGCTTTCAGCCCAGATCTTGTTCTTGCAATCCCAAATAAAGAGGTTATCAAGAAGGCAATGATGGAGCTTTTGAACTATGACGAAGACGAAAAAGAGTACAAGGTTCCAGCCGGTGAAGCTGGTCGATGGATTAACGATAGGCTGCTCGAAATACGTAAGTTTGTTCGAGGGCAGGACGCCCTACCTT